AAGTAGGTTGGGATACTTTCTTTGAATTGAATTGTGAATGGCAAGTCATGATGGATAAGACTCATATGGCCCACGCAATTTCTATGAATTGGTGGTCTGATATGGTGAAAATGAATAGGGAATTTATTTCTCGATGGTTAAATTCACCGCTAAAAAGTCTATACTATTCTTTACAGGTACAACCAGATACTCAAGACAAAACAGATATATATTCCGCACTAGGGGATACAGCTATTGTTGATGAGTATTTGAGTGAAATCCTGAATGCAGATAACGCTCCAACTTGTGATTGTGCAGAATGAACCCATACGATAAGCTACTTGCTAGAAAGAGGACATGGACTCCTGTAAAAACTAGCAAAGGATTCATAAAGGATGAAGCAGTCGATGTTATTAAACGTGCTCTGGCAGTACGGCATATGGAGCTTCCAGTCGGGAATTATATCTCTGAAGCTATTGATGAAGTTCCAGAGGCATCTAGAAAACTACTCCTGTCAAACGTTCAGGATGAAATAAAACATGACATTGCTCTTAACTTTGCTGTCGATGCTCATGGTGAAGATCCGCAGTCGGAGGCAGAAGCTTTCAGACTCAGAGACGCTTGGAACGCACACCCTGACCACACCATCCTCAAAGCCTTAGTAGCTGAACGTGCAATCTTCTTTGTTCTTCTCCCTATGTTTAGGTTCCTTGGCGATTCTGGTCTACGCACAATTTCGGCAGACATTTCGAGAGACGAAACCGTTCACGTCGGATCTAATAGCCTTGTATGTCATGAGTTGGGGCTATCTCCTTCTCCTTCTTTGGATAAACTTAGGAAGGCCACCATTAATTGGGTTCTTCAACCTCTAGGAAAATCAGAGGATAGGTATTTGAATAAACAATTCTGGCTAGATCAGAGTGATAATCTGATGTATGCTGGAAAGGCAGAAGGTCTTTCTGATACTCGAAGAGCCAGAATGCCAGCGTTCTTTGAGACAAGCAATCAGGATTTACCAAGTTATGCTTAACAATGATAATGATTTAAGGCCAGCATATGCTTTTGCTTATGTAACTGAGCCTCAAGATATTAAAGAAGAAGAAGAGGTTAATTTATCTCCTACTGTTTTTAAATGGTTTTGGGTTGTAGCAACTATTGTTAGCCACGTTGCAGCAAATAGAGCTAAAAAAGCAGCAGAACAGAAAGCAAAAAGAGATATAGAGGCTGCAAATAGGGAGGTTCAAGCTTCACACCAAAAATACCAAGAGGCAAAAACATTAGGAGATCAACAAGTAAAGGATCAAGAAGCAGCAACTGCACGACAAGCTGAATCTCAAAGAATTGCTCAAGAAGAATCAGATGCCGTATTAGCTCAAACTAAAAAGGACACCTTTGCTGCAGAACAAGCAGCAAAACAAGAGATAGGTTATGCTAAAAAGCAATCACAACTTTCATTAGCTTCTGCAGAGGCACAAGCAGAGCAACAACTAGCTCTACAACAAGGCTCTGAAGAGACTGGTTCAGCAGTAGGACAGCCTGGAGTTTCTTACACACCAGTTAAACAGACATCTTCTTTAGGTATTGGTGGTACTCAGGAACCAGATGAAGGTGTAGAAGCTCCTAGTGGTTTAACTATATGATTCCTGTACCTACTTTAACTAAAGAATTTATTGATTATTTGGAATCACTCTATCCAGATAAGGCTCCAGATATTAGTATGGAAGAAAGGCGTATATGGTACGTCACTGGTCAGGTGTCAGTTGTACGTCATCTAAAAGACCAGTATAATTTACAAGAGGAATCTAAGTACAATTAAAATATTATGTCTTGGTTAGCAGCAGCCACTTTTTTAAACGCAGGAGCTACCCTTTATTCAGGGTATAAATCTGCACAAGCAGCTAAGAGGCAAGCAGCACAATTTGAAAGTCAAGCTGCTGAAACTAAGAAGCAAGCTGAAGCTAGGTTAGCTCAAATGAAACTCGATTCTAAACAGAGTCGGTTACAATTTGAATCTAATCTAAAACAATCCAAACAACAATCTGATCAATTAAAAGCACAAGCATTACAGGCAAAAGCAACGGCTCAACAATCAATAGCACAGCAGAAAACTTCATCTGCTTTAGCTATACAACAAAACAAATTAGCATCTGCTATAGCTCTTCAAAAGAATAAAACTAAAGTAGCTAGCCGTACTCGTAAAAAGCATGGCACTCCTACATCATTAAGAACTGGTTTATCTATGAAATCTGGTTTAGGTGGTTCTAGCTATTCTCAAGGAGCTGGTACTGCTGGAGGCTTAAATGTCTAAAAAATTTACCGCAGAAGGTAGATATAGTTCTTTAGAGCCTGAAAAAAGTCTTTATCTAGATAGAGCAATTGAGTGTAGTAAATATACACTACCTACTCTTATTACTGATAACGATAGGAGTTCAGGTAGGAATGCATATACAAAAATCAATACTACATACCAAGGTTTAGGAGCTAGAGGTGTTAATAATTTAGCAGCTAAACTTTTAGTTGCTTTGTTACCTCCAAACCAAGCATTCTTACGTCTTTCAGTAGACGATATGAAACTCCAGCAGGAGTTAGAAAATTATAAAGATTTACAATCTAATTTTGATCAGCAGTTATCTTTAATGGAACGTGCTGTAATGCGTGACATTGAAGAATCAGGAGATAGAACAGCATTATTTGAAGCACTCAAGCATTTAATTATTGGTGGTAATGCTTTACTTTATGTAGCTGATAATGGTACTAGAGTTTATCCACTTAAATCTTTTTGTTTAAATAGAGATCCAGAAGGAAATATTCTTGAAGTAGTTGTTAGAGAAGAGATAAGTCCAGATGTGTTACCAGATGGTGTAGCTAAGAAAACACATGATGGTAAATATGTAGATCAAACTTGTTTCTTATATACCTACATTGAGTGGGATCATAAGAAGGATAAGTGTTATTGGTATCAAGAGGCTTACGGAAAGCGTATAGGTCAACAAGGATCAACACCTATAGAGAAATCTCCTTGGATTCCTCTCAGGCTTTATCGTGTTGCACACGAAGCTTACGGACGTAGTTTCTGTGAAGAGCTGCTAGGTGATCTTAAATCCCTTGAGTTTCTTTCAAAAGCTATCGTTGAAGGTAGCGCAGCGTCAGCACGAATTTTATTTCTCTGTAACCCGAATGGTACTACAAGGCCAGATAGTCTTGCCAGAGCCGCAAATGGGGCCATTGTAGCCGGAAATCCAGATGATGTAGCACCACTGCAAATGCAGAAACAAGCTGACCTTACAGTAGCGTTAAATACTATTGCAAGGATTGAGCAAAGATTGAGTTTTTCTTTCTTACTTAATAGTGCTATTCAAGCTGGAGCAGCAGGACGGGACCGAGTCACTGCGGAAGAAATCAGAATGGTTGCAAATGAGTTGGAGACAGGATTAGGAGGCGTATATTCTATACTTTCTGTAGAAATGCAGCTACCTCTAGTACATCGAAAGATGGCAATGATGGAGAGACAGAAACGTTTACCTAGATTACCAAAAAATATTGTTAAGCCTCGTATTACGACAGGTCTTGATGCCTTGGGTAGAGGTAATGATAAAGCTAAGTTAATTGAATTTATACAAACATTAGCTCAAACTATGGGTCCAGAGACGATGGCTCAGTTTGTTAATACTAGGGAGCTTATCACTAGACTTGCAGCCTCAGATGGTTTAGAAACTTATAAGCTAATCAAGTCTGAAGACGATCTTGCACAAGAGCAACAACAACAGGCTATGATGATGCAACAGCAACAAGCAGCGCAAGATCCTCAAAATGATCCTGCAAAGCAAGCCGCACTTATTAAAGCTGAAAATGACTCAATCAGGACAGACCAAGAAACAGCCCCTCCAGCAGGAGAAGAAGGTGGAATCTAAGCCAGCAGTTCTAGAAGAACCACCAAAGGGTAAGTCTAAATCTCCATATGAAATTCTTATTGAAGAGTTAAAAGCTAAGAAACCAGAAGTTTATGCACAATATAAAAGGGCGCTTCAAGCAAAAAAACCTGCTTGGGTGTATCCTGATCTAACTGTCCGTATTGGTTAAACATGGAAGTTAATGTTCAAGAGCAGGAAACCAGTTCTTTTAATGAACAGGACCAACAGGTCATTGATGGTAAGGAGCCTCAACAAGAAGGTCAGCAGGAGGAACTCATTGGTGGGAAGTTTAAGACTGCCGATGAACTTCTCAATGCTTATCAAGAGCTTGAAAAGAAACTTGGAGGTAATTCCAATACTGGGTACGAAACTAAAACAGAAGAGAATGAGGAAAGTGAGGAGCTTCAGACTGAGGAACCTCAATCAGTACAACTAAGTGATGAACAAGAAACCACCATTGTTGACAGTATTGGTGGTCAGGATAATTTTAAATCTGCTCAGGATTGGGCACAAAAAAATCTAGATCAAGAAGAGTTAAACGCCTATAACAGAGAAGTTAATAGTGGAGATTACTTTCGTGCTAGGAATGCACTTCAATCTGTTTACTTTGCTTTTAGAGAAAATTCTGGTGTAGAACCTGAACTTGTTAGCGGTAGGTTATCTAATAACAGTACAGATGTTTATCGGTCTACTGCGGAGGTAGAGAGTGCTATGAATGATCCACGTTATTTACATGACGCTGCTTATACAAAAGACGTAGAGGATAAAATGTCAAGGAGCGATATACTTAGCCCTAGATTTTAAGGTATCATAAGTATAGCTTATGTAAAATTGTTGCCTCTGAGGAGATAACAGCAGTGGTGACGTAAGTCTTATCACACTAATCTATTTTTTTCTAGGTAATTTCGATGCCTGATTTTTCATCGATTTCTAGATTAGGTAGTGTTAATGGCGTACAATATAACGCCAACGCTGCCGCTGGAAATTATGAAAGGGAGAATGCGAACTTCCTGAAAATCTTCTCAGGGGAGGTACTAACTACCTTCAATAGGGAAACGATTTTCAAAGATCTAACCATGAAGAGGACAATCTCTTCAGGAAAATCCGCAGAATTTCCAATTACGGGTCGCTTTTCAAGTCGATATCATAGGCCAGGGGATTGGATCACAGGCCAAGGCAACAAAGGTGAGATTGGATCAAAAATTATTACAATTGATGATCTACTTGTCGCAGATGTTAGTTTGTATGATCTTGATGAAGCCAAACTTCATTGGGATGTGAGGTCGATTTATAGTAAGGAATTAGGAAGAGCACTTGCCA